GCCCATACTTGGTGTGCCTCCTCCGACTAATGCTACACCTATTGATGTACCATTAACTTGTACTGCATGTGCACCTGTAACATCTTCATCTCTTCCAACTTGCAGTGTGCCATCTCGTTTAATTAGATAGTGATATCCGATTGTATCAAAACCTCTATCTTTGTGCCATTGTGTAACTTTCTCTACATCAATATCCATATCTGCTGGAGTTTGTGTACAGTGTATTACTATTGTATCAGTTGTCTCTCTTTTGTCCATTATGTAAATAGTCCTATTAGTGTTATTATTGTCGCCCCTAGCCCGCCCAGTATTGCATAAAGTAGCTTATCTACCTTTCCATGCAACTTATCCACATCTTGATGCAAATGCTTCAGATGATTATTTTTTATTGAAGAGACCTCTCTCTTTAATCCTGTGATATATCCGTATAAGGATATTAAGTGTTCGCTAGTTGTTTTGGGTTGTTTAGCCATTAGTTTTTGGGTACAAATTCTTTAAACGTTTTTTGTTTTTTATTTTTATTAAGTAAATTTTCAGTTTGTTTAGTTATTGCATCAGTTATAACTGGAAAAATTTTTGTTAAAGGAACATATTCTTGATTTTCAGCAGGGACATTTAAATCTTTTACATATCTATTTCTAATATTATTATATAAATTATTTAAATTTTGAATTTTTTGATTATATTCTTTACCACTAATTTCATTGTTTTTAAATTTTTTAGCTTCAATCCTCATTTGTTCTCTTATACCATTAACTTTTCTACTAAATTCAAAACCTTTAATTACTTTTAATCTAGTTAAATCTACTTGTTGTAATTTAAAACCAATACTATTTAAAAAAGCTAATAATTCACTTCTATCTTGTCTTAACGGATCTTTACTAACTCTTGCTTTTTCTATTTTTTTACTAGCATAAGAACCTGGTATGAATGGAAAATTAGGTATCGTTCTATCTAATACAGCTTTACCTCTAACTTTTAAATCTTCAAAATCAGAAATACCTTGTCCTTTTATTTTATCTTGTCTAAATAAATCATAGCCCATTAATGGTAAAAGCACATCACCCGCTACACCAAAGTTTGCTTGTAATGGTGCTGGTAAAAATGGAAAAGCACCAGATCCATTTAAATCTAATATATCCCCACCTGGCACATATCTTGTTACATCTATATAAAAAGAACCTTCTGGAGTTCCAGGTATAAATGCATTTGGAACTTTTATATTTCTATGTGGTAAGACTGGTAATCCTAAAATTCTACCTTTTCTTTGTTCAGGCATAGCTGCACGTTCTGCTTCTGGAGAACCTTCACCTAATAGTTCTCCTAAATTATTTGCCATATAACCAAGAACTGCATATTTTACAAATTTCCAAGGTCTAACAACTGCAGTCTCAGCAAGTATAGGTATTATTCTGTATGTGTATGCTAAAAAAGGAGTAGGAAAATTTCTTAATAAATTAATAGCTGGTGCATCTATATCATAATCTACAAAAGATTTTCTAGCATCAGCTGCAGCATCTCTAGGTTTAAAACCTTTTTCTATTCTATCCATATATAGAGCTAATCTAAATATATGATCTTCTCTTTGATACCATTCACTTAGTTTTTGTGCACCAAATTTATTTTTTAAAACTATATCATCAAATGCCCCTTTTGCAATATTAACACCATTTTCTAAAACATCTTTGTCAGGAGATACTTTATAAAAATTTAAATTTAATTTTTTCATGTCTATATCACCTAATTCTTTAGTAACATAGTCTGAATTAATTACACCTAAATTTTGTGCCTCTTCTAATACTTTAACAGATTTACCATTAGAAGCATCTCTAAATGCTTTAGCAGCAAGGGGTAAATATTTATAACTACCATCAACTAAATCTAGTAAAACTAAATTACTAACTATATTATTAAAATGAACAGTTGGATTCCATGCAGTTTTACTAGCTTTCCATAATTGATTTAATTTACGATAACCTTCAGCAAATCCACTTTTTTCATTTAAAGATTTATAAGTTGAAATTATATTATCATGAACTTCTCTGGGTACAAATTTTCCTGATAAAGCACCATATTTTTCTACTAAAGTATCTTCTCTAACTCCAGTAGGTATTTTTACTAAATCTAGACGTTCTATTTCTTTTGCAGTTGGGTCAGTTTTTGTAAAAGGTTGCTCGGCTAAATCTTGATAAAATTTATATTGGGGTAAAGTTGCACCCATCATTCTACCAGTTTCTAATATAGCAAAAGCACCATCTTCTATTTCACCCATACCTAAACGTTCTTGTTTAGTGTATTCCCATCTTGCAGTTATCATAGGTTTATTAGCAGTTTTAGGATCAGCTGCTAATTTTTCTACAATTTCTTGTGTTGCACTATCTTTAGTAGGTTCATTAGTTTTTGGACTTCTAACTCTTCCAAATAATTCCCAACCATTATGACCCTCTAATGGGACAGTTTTACCAGCATCATCAACTTTAAATGCTTTTGTTTTACTATATTTTTCTATCCATTCTAAAGGAGTTATTTCTTCTAAAATACCCCTTGCTTTTAAATCAGATCCAAGTTTACTTAATTCTTTACCACCGTAAGTTCTTCTTAAATATCTTTGTAAATTTCTAACAACTGTTTCTTCTGTTAAAAGTCCAGAATCAATAAACATTTGTGAAATTCTAGTAATATTAGCCCTAGCTTTTTTTGCTATTTTATCTAAATCTTTTGGAGCAACGCCATAAGCTATATCCCCTTCAAGAATATTATATAATACTCTTCTTTCACCAATACTTAATTCATTTGCTTCTTGTGCAATTCTCAATGCTTCTAATTCTATTTTTCCTCTTAATCCACCTAAATCTTCAGCTTTAAGTTTTTTTACTATAGGTGGAATATTATACATATCTACAAAATTTTTTCCTAAAAAATGTGCAATGTTTTTATATTCTGTTCCTCTAAAAGAAAACTTAGTTGCATCTTTTCTAGCAATATGCATGCCACCAAAACCAGCCATAAATCCTAAAACTGCCCTATTCATTCTAGTTATCATATTTCCATCTTCTTCTGGTAAAGAAAATCCAAATGCTGCACCAGCAAATCCTGATCCTAGTTCTGGACCAACTCCTTTTTCTGCTGTAAAATAATCAAATGCAGGTCTACCTATTTTTTCTGAATATAAAGTCTGTGCTTTTCTTTTTCCTTCAACAATAGGTTTTGTCACTACTTGTACACCTTTTGCAACAGGGTCTGTTACTGGTTTTACATATGCACCTAAAATATTTTTAAAAAATTCTCTAGGTCCTCTTAATATAAAATTTTTATTATTATTTTTATTTTTATCTATAACTTTAAATTCACCTGTTCTAGGATCTCTTGTTATAGTGCTTTCATTAAGTTTAAATTTTGGAATACGTTTTCTAACTTCTTCAAATAAATAACCCTTTCTACCTTTTATAATTTGTTTAGCTCTTTCACCTCCTACTTCCATAATTTTAATATCTTCTGAGCCAGGTAAAACAACTTTAACTTTTTGATCATCAGGTATTTTAGATAAATCTATAGGTTTTTTATCTAAACCAAATGCTCTTTCTAATTGTTTTACTTTTAATTTTTGTGCAGTTTTACCTATAATAGGAGTTATAATAGAACCACCTAAAGCACCACCAAGTGCTTGTTTATATCTTTGATCAAAAAAAGTAGTATTATCAACATATCCTAAAGCACCCGCTAATCCTCCAGATATACCTCCAGATAATGCCATAGAATATAAGTTTCTACCTCTTAATACGGGTATTAGCCAAGTTAAAGGATCTAATATTGCACCACCCATATATGCTGCAGTTATTAAACCACCATTAGGACCAGCCATTGCTTTATTTAATTTAGCTTGTTGTTCTTTTAAATCATCTTCCATTAAAAAAACTTTTTCACCACCAATAAATTGAGTAACACCTCTAACAGTATCTGTTAAACCTAATACAAATGCATCACTTACACCAAACTCTTCATCAGGTTCTTCATAAAATAATTTTGTAGGTTGTTTTACTTTTTGATCGTCAGGTAAAAATTGATTAAACTGTTCTTCTATACTTAAATTTTTATATAACAACTTATCATCTGGAGTATCAGAAACTTTAAATTCATTTTTTAAAGGTTTGTTTTTTACATCATCTGGTAAAAATTGATCAAAATCATTTTTTCCAACAGGATTTGAATAATTTAATTTTCCATTTTGACTAACATCATTAGGCAAAAATTGAGTAAATACATTTTCAGTCATTAATTTAAAAAGTCATTAGGATCAAACCCTAATTGCTTTAATTTATTTTTAGCAAACTCTGTAGCGTTTGATATTTTTTGCTGTTTACCTTCGTTTGATTCCGTTGTAGAAGAATTTATTGCTGCTATTGTATTTCTTAAAGTATCTACTATTTGAATTGGAGAACCTACAACTCCCTCATCAGTAACTCTAATTGATTTTGGATTTATTTTTTTAGCAGTAGTTTTTTCTTTTATTTCTGCTTCTGATTTAAATAAATTTTCTGTTTGAGGAATTACAGGTTGTTCAATTTCTTTTGGTTTTTCTTCAACTGGTTTAGTATCAAAAACTGTAGGATAATTTTGTATACCTTTTTTAGATAGCCTATCACTAACAAATTTATCTTGAATAAAACTAAATCGATCCCCATCGTAATCTTGAGCTTTAGCCATTTCATAATCATCTAGTAAACTTTTTAATATAGGACCTGCAGGGTCACCTTCAGCTCTTTCCGTTAAATTATACCTATTCATTTGACCATCAAAAAATAATCTATCAAATGCTTTTATTGCTTTATTTTCTTCAGCTGAATGCCTAGCATTCCCAGCATCATAATTATTACCACCAATTGATATATCTGTAAGAGGTTTTAATTGAGATGCATCAAATGTAGAAGCCCCCATAGTTTCATCATATGGAATAAGTAATCCAGTCACAGAAGCACCAGAACCACCAGGCATAGTTTTAATTTGATTTGTTACACCTGCCCATTTTTCATTGTAGTTTAATGCTCTAGTATTTTTAGCTTGTTCAAAATTATAATTTCCAAAATCAATAGTAGATGCATAATTTTTTAATTGATCTAAATCAGGTCCTTCAAGTTGTAATAATCTATTTGTATCATAATCAGTGTTTGTAAAACCCTGTGCCATTGCATAAAGAGCAACTGGCTCACTTATATTTTTTGATATACTATTATATCTTGACTCTATATTTTTTTCATTTTTTATAAAATTAGGCTGTATCTCTGTTAGATATCTTTCAGCAACTCTAGAATTTAAATCAGCTAATGCCGCATCAGCTGCAGCTTTTTTATCTAAACTTTGACCTATAAAACCTTTTATAAAACCTCTAGCAAATGACATTAATTTTCTCCTTGTGTTTCAGGCTTTGACATTAAACCTTTTGTATTATCTTTCTTAACATCTGATTGTACATCTTTAACAGCCTCTTTAAATCTTTCATTAGCCATTTTAGTTTTAGCAATACTTTGTCTTTGTGAATTATTTGTTATGTCTTGCATTGATATTCTAATATTATCTACATTAGCTTTTACACCTATGCTTAATATCATTTTCATTAATGGTTCAGTAATTATGAATGCAACATCTGGACTAAACTTACCCTCCATAAAACCACCAAATAACAATACTCTAGCTATAGCTTCTACTGGAACACCTGCATCAAGCATACCTATAGTTTGTTCTAAGAATTGTTCTTGGTGTAATGTTTGCCAAAGAAACTCTGCTACCTCAGCAGGGTCTGTGTATTGTGGTGGATGTTCCCAAGGGTAATTACCTGGAGTATCTGTTAAAGACTGCCCAGGAACTGGCGTATCAAATGGATTGCCAACACCTTCTTTTATTTCGTCCATATATTTCTCCTATACTTTTGCTGATGCTGCTATTCGTTTTTGTATGTATGCTTTTCTAGCATATTGAGTTAATCTATAATCCCACTCTGATAATATTGTTTCAGGATCTGTTGTTATCTGTTTTATAGGATCACTTCTTGCTGAACCTGCAGCATAAGTTCCCATTCCAAATTGTGATAAATTTATTCTTCTTGGTACAAATGCCTCAGAGGCACTACCAGATCCACCACCACTACCTGAAGGTGAAAATAATGCTTTTGATAATGCTGTACCTACAGGTTTTGCTATAGGTTCGGGTAAAAGTTTACTAGCACCGAAAGCAATAGCAGCTGTTGCAGCACCTTTAAATATGTCTTTAATTTTCATTTAGTCTCCTATGGATTTTTACTTGCGTTATATACTTCAAATCCAAATCTACCTATCAATTCATATAGTGAATCTTTAGATGCTTTGTCTTGTAAATCTAAAACTGTAGATCTTTCTAAAGCTGCCATAGCTAGATTATGATTTCTATTAGCAGCATTTTCTGAGGAAGTATTTACCCAAGATGCTTCATCTCTCCATTGTTGCCACATAGATGATAAAGCCCAGTTTGATATGTTTAATAAATTCTGTGCATTAACTTGATTAGCTGCATTTACAGCTGCAGTATTAGCAGTATTGATTGCTCTTCTCCAAACAACATTTGATTGATCAATCTCTCTTTGATTAGTAACATTAAATTGCTCTCTTTGATTTGCTAATGTTGCGTTATACTGATTTAGAGTTGCTTCTCGTTTTGCATTAGCCTCATTAACTGCTATCGTATTTTGTGCATTCAATGCATTAATTTTACTTTTCTCTGCCTCTGCAAATTTATTCATTGCATCTAATCTAGCAGCATTTTGATCAGCTATAGTTGTACTTAGCTTATCATAAAATTGATTTACTTGATTCTGGCTAGTAGCATTAAATTGAAATGCAGCATTTGCAGCAGCTTGATCAGATAATAAAAATGTTTGTCTTGTAGTTATATTTTGTAAATTAGCTTGCTGTGCATTTGACAAGTTTGCCAGATCCATTTTAAGATATGCTTGTGCATTTGTAATAGCTGCCTGTTGATTATTAGACAGGTTTTGAAATATCATTTGCTTATAAGTATCTGCGTCTGCTTTTGCAATTGGTATAGCAGAGTTCATGATACCTTCAGCTAATGCCTCAGCTGCCATTGAACTAGCACTTAAACCTCTATTAGCCATCGCAGCTTCTGTAGCTTTTGCTGCACCTCTAGCCCATACTGGTAGGGGATTACCAGATGCTAAAGCTGTTGATACCTCATTTTGTAAACTTTCTAATTGACCTTTTACTGTTGCATCAGATGTAATAGTGCCTTGAGCTGCAGTCATAGGTTGAGTAACCGTACCTGTTGCAGCAGTCATTGTAGGAGTTTGTCCAGCCACTGTTGCAGCTGTCATCTGTGCAGCACTTGCAGCAGTTGGGGCTGTTACTTGTGTTCCTGTTAAAGTTCCTGGGGCGGCAATAGTAGGAGCAGCAGGTGTTGTTGGCACTGCAGCAGCGAGTGTCCCTGTTACACCAGCAGTTCCCATCAGTTCACCTGGTTGTACGTTTTGTAATTGTGGTGATATAGTTGTACCTGTGGGTAAACTAGGTGTTCCTGCCGCTAAACTTTCTATTAGACTAACAGCTTTTGCACTACCTGTCTGCTCTTTTTGGGCAGGTGTGATAGTTCCTTTTTGCAATTGTATTTCGTCTGGTGTCGCCATTATCTCCCCTGTCTATTATATTTTTTAAACATTCGTTTCTCTGATTTATTTTTATTTTTCTTATGCACTCTTGGTCTCTTCTTAGGTTTAGGTCTTTCCTCAAATGACTTAAACTTTCGAGCCATTATGGTTTAGTTGGCCATGTAACATTATTACATTTATCAACAGTGTCCTTACCCTCAGGCAGGTCTCTCAACTCCTGTCTGTACGTTCTCATGTCATCCGACATAGTAACATCAGATAAAGCATAGAAGTCAGTCTCAGCTAGTAGTTGATTTCTTCTAGATCTAAGATTAGCCTGTGCTCTTCCTAAAGCACCAGCTTCCCAAGCAGCCTCTTCGGCATCTCTAGCAGCCTCTTCCTCAGCTGTAAACTGTACCCTCTCACCATTTATATTATGATATCTTGGCATTGTTTCTCCTTATTATTATTAATTAATTCCGTAAAGTGTTATTGTTCCAGCATCTATATTGCCGCTAGACATTTTAAATTGGACAGCATCAACTGCACTTGTTGTATTTCCATATCCCCCAGTATGATTATCAATCACATAATTTGATCCTTGATAGTGGCTGGCTCTAGATAAAAAATGTTTATGAAAAGTAGTTGATGATGGATTAAATAAAGTTACATGACCACTTGTGGTTTCATCATCATCATTACCTACTTCTGCAGCTAATATATGAAAATTTGTGCTTTGTGCTAAATCGTAATCAGTTCTGTATTGTAGTGCTGTCGCACTTCCACCCTCGTTATTATAAGCATAATAAAAACTTGTAGTTTTTGTAACATTATAATTACTTCCAGAGTCTGCAGAAAAATTAAATGTAAAATTCGCATTATTAGTTTCTGGATGTATATCTTTAAAAATAAATAAATATTCCTTGTAAGTATTATCTAAAACGACTGAACTTGTGCCATCAACAAAAGATAAAGTTGCAGAACTAGAAGCAGTTAATTTTTTAATTAACACCATAGATCCAAATTGTGTTGTAGTACCAACCGCTGTTGCAGATCTAACTGCTCTGTTATTTAATTTAATAATACTCATTAACTATCTTTAATTCCATAAAGTTTAAATGTTCCAGCATCTATATTACCAGAAGCAAATTTAAATTGAATGCCAGTTATTGCTGATGTGGTATTAAAATATCCAGCTTGGAAAGCGTGCATCGAAAGATCAATATCATGTGAGTTTACACTCTGTCCCATAAAATGTTTTACAAAAGTTGTTGAACTAGGATTAAAAATAAATAAAGTTCCAGAACCATTTTGATCGTCATCATTTCCAAAATCTTTTTGAATATATTGAAAATCTGTGCTTTGTGATAAATCTTGCGAAGATTGATAATTTACACTTGGACTACTATTATTTTCTCTTACCAAAGCCTCAAAGTGAGTTGATGTAATTGTTGTATTAAAATTAGAACCATCTGTTGTACCTTGAAATGTAAGAGGTTGATCATTTGTTCCTGGATGCACACTAATAAATTTAATAAAATAAACAGGATAGGTATTGTCAAATACCACACTTGAACTTCCATCTATAAATGATATGGTAGAACTAGAACTAGCTGTTAAAGTTTTAATATGCACAATTGCACCAGAGGGCACACCAGCTAATTCTGTTACATCACTTATACTATTATTGTTGTATTTAACTAACGCCATATAATTTAAAAGTTCCTGAATCTATATTTCCTGAGGAGAATTTAAAACTTATCGCATCTATATTATCTGTATCATTAAAATAACCACCGACAAATGTAGTAACTGTTCTATCGACACCTCGTGAATTATTAGTTACACAATGAAAATGTTTGTGAAAAGTGGTGTTACTTGGATCAAATAAATGAAAAGTTCCATTAAAACATTGATCAGAATCATAACCACAATTTGCAATTAAATCAGCATAAGATGTGCTCTGAGCAGCATCAAAAGTAGTATTATAGGCTAAACTTGTAGTTGTATCATTTTCTGAATGAACAGATTCAAAAAAAGATGTATTAACCGTTACATTATAATTTGACCCCCCATCTTTACTAGCTTGAAACTCAAACTCTGCATTATCAGTTGCTGGGTGAACTTCAATAAATTTAATAATGTATTCTTTGTAAGTAGAATCTAGACCAGATGTAAAATTTATCGTAGCCGAACTTGATGCGGTTTGAGTCGATAATAAATTTAATACACCCCCAGAGATACTATCAGGTATACTCGTGATTGCTGATAGGGAGTTGTTGTTGCACACATTGATTGACATCTGGTGCTCCTATTTTGTTATACCATAACAAGTTATTTTACTTCCGCTACTTATTTGTCCTGAATTAAAAAAAAATTTAATACCATCAGTAGCTTCAGCATTAAGTCTTTGACCACCACCATTCATAAGTGCTGGATCTCCATCATTTCTATGTCCTTTAAAATTAACAACTGTTTTTGTAGATGAATTTGATGGATATAACAGTGTTAATTCTCCATGATATGCGTTTGCAAAACTATTATCTGTGCCATCAATCATTACAATACTACTAGCACCATTGCTGCTAGTTCCACTACCTGAATCGTTTACTCTTGCATGACCATAATCTGAACTACCTGTATTGAATGACCCACCATCTGATAACCTTACTTCTATTGATGCGTTGTCTGTTTCAGGGCTGACTAATATAGTAAAGTAATATGCGTCATAAGTTGAATCTATAACTGAACTATCAAAAGTTATATCATCCGCTGCACTACTTAATGTTGTGGTTGATAATTTAGTCAATCCTGCTGTAGATTTTATTAAACTATAATCAATTCTTTTTAGTGTTCCTGCATCTGATATTAAAAATTCGTCTGTATCATCAGGAGCACTTGTTAATGCAGTGGTTCCTGATATTAAGTCATTTTTAATCTGAGCAGCACCTACAGAATCATCTGAGGGTGTACCCACATTTAAAGTATCGCCTAATAAAATTATAAAATCTATTACATCACCTGTTGCTAAGTTACTAGCAAAAGTGATTGTTGCACCAGAGATAGTAAAAGAACTACCTGGTTTTTGTAAGACACCATTCAAACTAACCAGCATGTGATTAGCGTTCTCTGGCTCCACATTAGTAGATCCAACTTGCATAGTGTATGCTGCCTGTCCGTTTAC